CAGGTAATGTATGACGTTTAAAGTGCATATATAGGGATAATACGTAATTCATTACCTGTTGAATGCGCTGGCGCGACCAGGAAGATGACACAGAGTAGAAAAAATAACTGACTCGGCAAGGAGGAGTTGTTTTAAGGCTTTAACTCTTTGAAATAACACAATAATATCTGGAGTCATTCTTGTCGATGTGACTTTCAGTGTTACATAAAGGTCAAATTGTTGTGTTATCCGTAGATTTTCATTCAATTAAATCTCGACAGGTTGAGTGTGAATTACGAATCATAATGTACACCCCGCAATATTTTTCTAACTATCTTCGACGACTATAATATGAAGCTCGTCTCGGTGCTGTGATCACCTCAGGAGTAACCCACTTTTCGCGTGTTCTTTGAGAAAGAGCGAATTGACTCATCATAATCGAATCAAACATATTGGGAGAGTCAATTTTCAGTCGTTTCATTTCTTGTTTGCTCATAATTTGAATTAGTCCATGTGAATTTTCTTTGAGAGGGACTCTGCAGACTTCAGATCTTAGTTTCTGCATTTCGGGTATTCCTGCCGATGCTAGGCTAATCATCTCCGCAGGATCAATATACTGGCCTTTCGCTACTGCCAGGTACGTTTTGTAGAACTTGTCTCGCAATAGCCACGAAAACTGCGCGCGGTTATTCTTAAAGGTTTCGGCATAGACTTTCGGCTTAATGTCGTTGTCATCGTCAACAGGCATATAGATCTGCTGGGCATTGTGTTGTCCAATTCCTGACAATGACCCTCTAAACATTTGGAATTGAGTTCTCGTAGAAGCAAAGGCATCCGAGACCTGACGCTTAAGCCCGGTACCCATTCCGTCGCCATCCCAAATAAACCAGTCGGCATCATCTTTGATAGCCTGCTTAGTAGCCCATTCACACCCCTCATCGATTTCACCGTCGTCCATAGTTTCTGCTCGAAGGATGATAGAGCCATGTCTCAGACAGTAACCTTTAGCATCATTGCCAGTATCTGAAGGATCATGAGTAGCAACTCGGGCTCCGTGAGGTAAAAATGCTTCTGCTAGGCGGGGATTCAAATGTGCATCTATGGCCGCATCGAACCACTCGGTTCTAATAATTGAATTATCTACTTCATCGTTGAATTGACCTTCCCATACCCAGTTGTATTTTGCCCTCGACATGTTTTCATAATCCCATGCTCTCAGTATTTCACTTTCGTCATTCCACCATGGATTTTGACGCCAGTTCATAACCACAATAAGGTGCAAGTCATCCTCGTAATACCCATCACGGTCTAGCTGCTTCTGATAAGGGACAATAAATCGCTGGCTGAATGGGTCAGCTGATGATTGCGGATTAGCTGAAAACCAGCACTCTGCTCCAGGGTTTCTAATTATGGTTGGAAGTAGTTTATCTATCGATGCTTGGCTTGCTCGATGACCCTCTTCAAACCATGAGTATTTGTAGCCCTGAGCAGATTGTATTGAGTCAGGATTCCTCGCTGCACCCCTATAAGTAGTTCGGGCACCTGTTGGGGCGATAACTGTGTTTTCTTGAATCTGAAATCCCTCAATACCTAGTCGTTTCTGTATGGAATCTTTAAAAACCCTGTGTACTGAATCCGATAGAGAGTCTTGATACTCTCGAAGACAATAAATGTCTGCGGCTTCAGTGCACATTTTCATGGTCAAGATATCGCCGATCCCAATACTTTTACCTGAATTCCTGCCGCCTATCGCAACTTTGATGGGCTTACTTTTAGTCAGAAAAGGCTCGAGTTGTTTATTTATTTTTAGATGAGGCATCGACAAACTCCACTGTGAATTGGTGATCGAATTTGATGGCTTCACCGCCCGGTCCTGATATTACTTTCTTGTCCTGAAAAGCCTGGACATCCACGTGATTACCTACAAGTTGCAATGCTTTAGCTGCTCCTGCAGCATTGAATGAATAGACTGGCCGGCCTTCTTCTTCAACATGCCTTCCTTTCTTGTCAGTCACCGGTTGAATCTCTTGCATGCAGCGCTCATGTAACTTTACTGCTTGCTTGAGAACGTAGTCGGCCTTAATTTCAGTACGTTCAGTTCGTCGCTCTATAGCATCTCGAATGGCTTCTGCGAGGACAGGTTTTGCAAGGTTCTCTGTCGCTATTTGTTTTGCGGTATTTTTACTATAGCCGGCTCTGATTGCTGCTTGCGTCCCGTTGAGATCAATTAGATATTCACTAACGAAAGCTTTTTGTTTGTCTGATAATTTGTTCATGCATAATATTATACGCACATTCCATTACGGTGCACCTTATACACATTAAAGGGTTTTGTTGGACGTAAATTTGTCCAGTTTCTGTATCTATAGGGTTAAAAGGGAAGTGGGGGGTTGAATTGGATTGCTCCCAGTTTCTCTATATAACTGTATAATTATTACAGCGAATATGGAAAAACCCTATAACCCCTATCGTGCACATCATTAGACACGGCTGGGCTCCTCTGTATCTAGGGCTCTGTCTAGGGGTGATAGAAAACTACCCTACACAAAGTACATTTTCCCTAAGTTGATGGAGGTTGGGTGGGAGCACTCATGCTACTTCTTGTACAAAATAGCTTAGTGAAGCATTGGTTTTTCCCGATCGCTCTACCTTTTTTAAAGTGTATCCAGCCGAGATTCGATCCGCGTATCGACTGAATCGATGGCCTAGGCGCTTTCGATCTATATCGGAAGTTCCAGCGGGGGCCATATCTCTAAGCAGCGTCTGCAATTTAATTTGATCTTCGCTTGGGGCAGAAGTCGTCTTCGTAAGATCGGCAACCCTAAAAGGACGACTTTGATAGATTTTGTAAAGCAAAGTGATCAGTTCTTCATGTTCAGCCTGCTCCGGATCTACGTCCCGAATTCGCAATTGAGAATCTACTGGATTTTTGAAATCAATCCATAGGAGGCAGCCAACAACTCTTTTGTGCCATTCTTCAAAACTTCCAAGCGATGGGCCGGCCGGCTGAGGAAAGTTAGCCAGCTGAAAAGCTTTAAGAATGGTGAATAGGGCAGATAGTAACTCTGCTCTGTGTGCCATAACGTGGGCGATTAGGTTTGTGACTCTAAATTCTCTAAGCTCGGGCTTTTCGACTCGGGGGTCCAGTCGCAATATAAGTGCGCGTCTAGTCATGTCTCCACGAAAAACCAAATTGTTTCCCGTGGCCGTCCACGTTACACGGGACGGCAGCCTAACTGCCTCGCTTTTCCCCAAAATCCGATCCGTCCAACTATCACTTGTAAGTAGTACATTCAAGGAGTCTCCGCCTACAGGAGTTGTCCAATTATCCAGGACTACAGATGAAACGCCTTGAGACAGCATGGCAGTGATACGCTTGCGAGTTTCTTCTTCGGCCCCAAGGCCCTTAACCGGAGGCATGATGGAGGGTCTGATTCCTAGAACGATTAGATTGGCGCAGTTGGTTAGAAGATCCTTACCACTACCTGGCGTACTTGAATCTATGCCTATCATGGGGGCAGTGGAGATCTCATGCCGTATGGCAAGTGTTATCATATAGGAAAGCAATACCGAACGATCAACTTCTGGGTATGCAAATGGAAATTCCGAAAATACTCCCAGTAATCGATTGGCCGCACTAATGGCATCTTCACGGGAAGGATTCGGGGGGATACTCAATTTTGGTAGAGGGCCTTTGATATAAAGTTTAGATTCATACTCATAACCTTCTTTAGTGATGATTTCGCCATTTTTCTTCAGTATAGGCACATCACTTATCCCATTCAAAACCGGAATACCGCGCCACTTGTTTGGAGACTCCAGAAGCCCAGAAGTCACATCGTTACAAGGGGTCGATTTTTTCGGGGGATTACCCTTTATCCAATTGGCACTCTCACTGAGTTTCACTCGCATCCCTGCTAACTTTAGCGGCCTAATAGATGCCACATCGTGGAGTTCTCCTACTTGTGCCGAGCCATTCATGCGAACCACTTCGACTAAATTCAAGCCTCTTTGATAAACCAAGTGTGGAGCCATGTTGGATAGCGACTGAGCAGCCAAAGAAACGTTCTCATAAAGATGCCTGTCACTGATTTTGATAGTAATCTTGTCTTGTTTGATCGGTATTGGATTATCACAAAAGACATTGTTAGCGTGGGCCAAGCTGCTATATGGATTTGTCCATCCGGCGCGTTGCGCCTTAGCGAATATGGCTTTGTAGTTTGTTCTATCTGAAGACAGGGTTCTCCAAACCATTCGACAATCGACTTCGCCCTCATAATTCTCACAGTCCGCTGAGCGCGCATGCCAGATGAGGAATCCCGCATCACCTAGATCTTTTAACGCACACCCGGTTTCAATCCATGTATCTCGTGCGCTGAGATCAAGAAAAGATATCGCATCCTCTAAATTTGGTATTAAAGTTGGAGCAATCTCCGCGGGAGAGATCCAGGTTATTGCTTTCTCTTTCTCTTTCTCTTTCTCTTTTGGTGTTGCATTTGTTTGGCGACTATCGGGTATAAATACCTTTATTACGGCGCCATCTATCGTAGGGAATGTAGGGACCTCCGTAATTTTCACTAAATGAGGGCCGCGTGCTTGGGTATTCGTGGTACTTCTCTTCTGATGAAGAAAACCTGGCAGTCTTAATACTCTTGACCGGTCTTTTGCATTCGGGTCACTACCAAACCTATTAACCATTTCTTGCTGGTAGTGCTCAAACATGTCCAGTTCCATGTTCTCAATCAGAACATAATAGTGATGCTTTCCCGGTGAGGTCTCTACTGTGATATGCGAGAAGTTAGGCTTCTCCCCATCTCCGTCATCGTCGACCCAGAGGCAACGAATTCGTACAATGTTTTCCTTTCTTCGTCCCTTGCCGTCAGTCTCATTGACACTGATAAACACCCCGGCTCCTTTTTGGTTAAGTTCTACGAGTTCTGTCCAGCACGCTTCCAAAGTGCCGTGGATTAATCGAGTCAAAGACGGGTTTTTGTGGTCGATATTGTCGTCGAAAGTTTGAAAAGTGAATGATGTCGCTTTCTCGTCCAGCAGAGACAAGAAACTCTTTGCTTCTTCGTAGTCGGGATTCATGAGCAAGCCGAAAAATCAATTCGTTCGCCAAGAGGGAAGAAGAACATTCGAACGAATTCCCCAGACGGCCCTAGAATGACAAGAATTGAATCTGTAGAATTCTCATCAGCTATAAAGTTATGAATTTGGACTTGCTCTTCCAGTAAGATAGAGTTTTTGCATAGATAACTAACGACAAAGGAGTTCACGATATCCTTGTCTTGGTCAATAATCGCTTTAGCAAAATCGCTTGGGTTTAAGCTAGTATCAAGCATCGAATGAGCGCTTTCGAGGTCCATGGGAACATCGATATTCATACTGCTTATCGTTGTATTTTCTTGATCTGAAGCTACAAGTAATAAGCATTGTCCTCGACATTGGCTAATGGCGTAACTAGCACCTTCACCAAATTTGAATATTTCTACGAAAATGCTTTCTATGAACGATTCTATTTTTTTTACGACAATGGGTTTTAATACGTCTGTTGCCAGAACTGCTCGTTCGGAATTGGTTGTCATTATGTATCTCCATTGTATCCAAGGGATTTAGAGCAAACTAAGTTGTGCGCTAATGC